AGTAAGCAAATACAATGCAGGGCGGTTGATAATGACAGAATCAGCCGCCATTTCCTCTATGAGCCAAAGAGATTGCTTTGAGGAATTGGATGTAGAAGAATTTGAGTTTGTGGCAACCTTAGATACACATACATCCGAGATATGCCGTGCAATGGACGGAAAGCACTTCAAAATGAGCGATTATACAATCGGTTTGAATGCTCCGCCGTTGCATTGCTTTTGCAGATCATGTACAGTTCCCTACTTTGCAGATGAAGAAGCCGGGCAGAGAGCGGCAAGGGGCGAAGATGGTCAGACCTATTATGTATCGTCTGATACTACTTATAAGCAATGGAAAAAGTCATTTGTAGACGGTGATACAAATAATTTGCAAGAAATTGGCAATAGTAGTACAATAAAAGCAGATACTTTTATAGACAAAATCAATGCTATCAAGGCAAGAAGTCAAGGCAATTATGTTGAGAGTGACATCAAGGAAGCAGGTAAGGCGGTCAAAGAAGAACTTGAACAACTCAGAGCACCTTTAAAAGCACAATATGAGGATGCCAAGGCAAAATATGATGCGTTTGGCTATGAACGTATGATAGAAGAGAAAAAGAAATTATCTATGGTTAATCGTAGCTTGATGAAGCCAGAAGAGTTAGGCTTGAAGTCAGTTGATGAATCATTGAAGAAATACAGAGAGCTTGATAAGAAGATAGGTGATATGATTGTATCGCCGGAGTTCAACGCCGCGCACAAAACCATGAATGATGCTAAGACATTGTATTACGGAAGCGTAGCAGACAATGCAAAGCAATTGAAAGATAAACTATCAGAAATTCGTAATATGGGATGCGGTGACTTAGATGTGACGGCACATTTAGGTAAATCCCGCTCACCAATGCGACCTATTATCGAAAATGCTTACAACCACTACCCTACTGATTGGGTAAGGAAATCGGTTGAGGGTGGCAAGTTGAAAGTCAAAAAGGTTGACAGAGGTTATTACAGCCATTCAGAAAGCACAATTGCAATAAGCGGTTGGACTGATGCAATGTCATTCAAGACATCTGTACACGAATTAGGTCATAGATTTGAACGAGTTGTTGAGGGTATAAAAGATGCTGAAAAGCTATTCTATGACAGACGAACCGCAGGAGAAGCGTTACAATGGTTAGGTAGTGGATATACGTATAGCGAAAAAAGCCGATTTGATAAGTTCTTGAGTAAATACATGGGTAAGGATTACGGCGGTAGTGCTTACGAGCTTGTATCAATGGGATTTGAATATGCATATACGAAGCCTGTTGAGTTATGGGATGATGAAGATATGGCAGAATGGATATACGGATTGTTAGCTTTGAAGTAAAGGAGTGATAACATGATAAAAGCAAAGGGTTACAAGGGAAGTACACTAATTGAAGTAAGTGCAGAATTGCTTGATGGTGAGATAGTGATTGAACCAGAAGAATATCAGCAAGAATATAGAGATATGGCAACAGAGCAAGACCCAATTGGTGGCACGTATTACCCAGATGTTAATACATTACTTTGTGCGTACAATGTGTTGGAAAATCACTTCTTTGATTCGTTAGAAAGCATAGAGGTTGATGGTGAACTAGAAGAGATTCCAAATGAAAAAGATTTAGTTTATTAGAGAAAAGCATCCTAAACAGGGTGCTTTTTTATTGCGAAAGAAGGTGGTTACTATGAACTGCATAGGATGTCCCCATATCAGTAGTAAAGAATGTGGGAAAATGGT